GTCATCCGCAGATTTTCTTTAGCAAAAAAAGGCACTTAGCATGGTTAATAAACCTCACGAGCCAACGGAAAAGGAACGTGAAGCCGTGGAAATCATGGCAGGCCATGGCATCCCACCGATCGACATTGCGCGTGTGCTTGGCCACTCGGAATCGACCATCCGGCGGCATTATACGCAAGAACTGGATACCGGTCATATCAGGGCCAATTCAAAGGTGGCTCAGAGCTTGTTTGACAAGGCGATGGCCAATGGTCCGGGTGCGGTTACAGCCTGCATTTTCTGGCTCAAGGTGCGGGCTGGTTGGCTTGAGGCACAACCGCCGACGCAACCGGTTGGCCGCAAGGAGCTGCAGCAGCGCGCTGCAGAAACGGCTGGCGGTGGCGAATGGGCTGACGACCTGAATACTGAGGTCCGGGCCAACTGATGCTGCAATTCCTTCCTGCGGAAGATGCCGTACCCACTGCGGCGGTCATCAAGGCTGAACCGGCGCGCGAGGATTGGGACACCAGTTGTCGCGACTGGGAACAGCGGATCATGGCCGGCCAGTCGCTGGTGCCGGACCTGCCGCTGTACGAGGCCGAGGCGGCCAAGGCACTGCGGGTCTTCAAGCGGCTACGGCTACCGGACGTGATCGGTACGCCGACCATGGGCGAGGTCTGCGGCCCGTGGTTCTACCCGATCGTGGCGGCGCTGTTTGGATCGTATGATCCGGCGACCAACCAGCGTCACATCAGCGAGGTCTTCCAACTCATCCCTAAGGGCAACAGCAAATCCAGCAACGGCGGCGCGGTGATGCTGACGGCGATCATCGTCAATCGCCGGCCGGAAGCGGAATTTCTGTTCATTGCGCCGACGATGGAAATTGCGGCGATTGCCTACAAGCAGGCAAAAGGCACGATCCGGCTCGACAGCGAACTGAGCAAACTGTTTCACGTGCAGGATCACATCCGCAAGATCACGCACCGGCGCTCGGGCGCAACGCTGCAGATCAAAGCTGCCGATACCGACGTTATCACCGGCAGTAAGGCGACCGGAACGATGATCGATGAGACGCATGTGTTCGCCAAGAAGAGCAATGCCGCCGAGATCTTCGTCGAACTGCGCGGTGCACTGACCAAGCGACCCGATGGGTTTCTGTTTCAAACAACGACCCAGAGCAAGCAGACGCCGAGCGGCGTTTTTGCTGCCGAATTGGAGATGGCGCGCGCGGTACGCGATGGCAAAATCGCCATGCCGGTATTGCCCGTGTTGTATGAGCTTCCCGATAGCCTGACGCGCGATGGTGGCTGGCGCGAGCGGCGTTACTGGCCGCTGGTCAATCCCAATCTCGGGCGCTCGACCAACGAGGACTTCCTGGCGCGTGAGATCGTGCGCGCCGATGCTGATGGCCCGGCGGCGGTAGCGTTAATTGCGAGCCAGCATTTCAACATTCAGGTCGGCATGTCGCTGCGCGCCGATGGCTGGGCCGGCGCCAATTACTGGAACCGCGGCAAAGAGGACGGGCTGACATTCGATGCAGTGCTGGATCGCTCGGACGCGGCGGTGGTTGGACTTGATGGTGGGGGCCTTGATGACTTGCTGGGTATTGCTGTTGTGGGCCGGTGCGGGACGCAGTGGCTCGCCTGGACGCATGCGCTCGTCTCACCGGAAGGGCTCGAGCGGCGCAAGGCGAATATGAGCTTCTATGAGAAGTTCATTGCGGATGGTGACCTGACGGTGGTCGAGGAATTACCGGACGACATCAGTTTCGTCATTGATATTGTTGATAAGATCAAGAACACCAAGAAGCTCGCCGGAGTCGGCGTTGACGCGATCGGCATTGGTGGAATTGTTGATGCCCTGGCTAAGATCGGCGTGACGCAGGACAAGGGTCTGCTTGCCGGCGTGCGCCAGGGCATTTCGTTGATGGGCGCGATCAAGACGGTCGAGCGCAAGCTGGTCGACGGTTCGTTCAAGCACGGCGACCAGGCGCTGATGACCTGGATGGCCGGCAATGCGCGTGTGGTGCCGACGCCGACCGGCATGCGGATCGCGCGCGACGATAGCGGATTTGGCAAGATTGATAGCTTAATGGCGTTGTTCAACGCCAGCGCGCTGATGGCCACCAATCCGGCGGCGCAGAAGCGGCCGGAGTGCCGACTTTTCTTTGCATGAAGGATTTCGCTGCATCGCCAGTGCGCAAGCACTCGGTGGAAATCGCCACCAAGCCCAGCAGCGTCAGCCTTGAGGATGAGTTCTGGGAGCAGTTGCGGCTCGCGGCAGCCGCGCGCGGTATGACGATGGAATCGCTCGTGACCGAGGTTGACGCGCAGCGTGCGCATAAGAACCGCTCATCAGCGCTGCGCATCTATGCACTGCGCTGGACATTGAGGTAACCGATCATGCTCAATCGGGCTTACAGCCTGCTTTCCGTCAAGCAGGTGAACGAGGACGCGCGCGAGCTCTCCGGCATGGCAACCACGCCAACGCCGGATCGCTTGCAGGATGTTGTTGATCCGGAAGGCGCGCAGTTCAAACTGCCGCTGCCGCTGCTTTGGCAACATGACGCGAGCCAGCCGATCGGTCACGTCACGCACGCCAAGATCGGCAAAGGTGGCATTGAGATCGTCGCCAAGATGGCGCGCGTTGCCGAGCCTGGACGGCTTAAGGATCGGCTCGACGAGGCCTGGCAATCGATGAAGGCCGGGCTTGTGTCCGGTCTGTCGATCGGCTTCAAGGCGATCGAACATGAGATGATCAAGGAAACCAAAGGAATCCGTTTCAAGAAATGGGAATTTCTTGAGCTCTCGGCGGTGACTATTCCGGCCAATTCGGAATGCACCATCGCCACAGTGAAGTCGATCGACGCCGCGCAGCGGGCCGTGTCCGGCCAGAAAGCGGTGCAACGCGTCGTGCGTTTGAACCCACCCAGTGTCCTGGGAGATTCGCAACGCAAGTCTGCCCAGGAGGGCGACATGAAGACCATTGCCGAACAGATTACGGCGCTCGAGAACAAACGGGCCGCGAGCGCGGCCCGCATGGAAGCCGTGATGCAGAAATCACTCGACGAGGATCGCACCAGCGATGCCGCCGAGCAGGACGAGTTTGATACGTTGAGCGCGGATGTGGAAGCGCTGGACAAGGATCTCGTGCGTCTGCGCAAGATCGAGGCCAGCAAGGCGCTTTCTGCACGGCCGATCGTGAAGGCCACCACAGCGCAGGAAGGTGCCGCGGCGCGCGGCAACCCGATCGTGGTGCGACAGCCCGAACTGCCGCCCGGCATCGAGGGCACGCGCGCCATGAAATGCTTCATCGTGGCAAAAATGGACGGCCGCAACGTTGCCGATGTGGCCGCCGAAATGTACGGCACCGACTCCAACGTCTATGGCCAATACACCAAGGCGAACGTGGTGGCGGGAACGACCATTTCCGGCAACTGGGCGGCCAACCTGGTCGGTCAGGAAACCGGCATGTTTGCCGATTTCGTCGAGTATCTGCGCCCGCGCGTCATCTTGGGAAAATTTGGCACCGGCGGAATTCCGGCGTTGCGCGCCGTGCCGTTCTATATCCCGCTGATCACGCAAACCGGCGCGGGTGCCGGCTACTGGGTCGGTGAAGGCAAGGCCAAGCCGCTCACCTCGTTCAACTTCACGCGCACGCATCTGTCGCCGCTCAAGGTGGCGAACATCAGCGTGCTGACGATGGAAAACATCAGGTTTTCGAACCCGAAGAGCGACACCATCGTGCGCGATCAGTTGGCGCAGGCACTAATCGAACGGCTCGATATCGACTTCATCACGCCGTCAAAGGCGGCGGTGTCCGGCATCTCGCCGGCCTCCATCACCAACGGTGCGCCGGCAATCGCATCAGCAACAGGAACTGATGCCGACAGCGTGCGCCTCGATCTGCGTTCGTTGTGGGCCAAGTTCACGTCGGCCAATAATCCGCCATCGACCGGCGTGTTCATCATGGGATCGAATGTTACGGTGGCGTTGGCCTCGATGGTCAATCCGCTCGGCCAGCAATCCTTCCCGGGAATGGACATCACCGGCGGCACATTGTTTGGAATGCCGGTGATCAGCTCCGATCATTGTCCGCCGACCAATGTCGTGCTGGTGAACGCCAGCGATATCTACCTCGGCGATGACGGTCAGATCACCGTCGACGCGAGCGAAGAGGCATCGCTGGAAATGTCCGACGCACCGACCGGTGATGCCGGCGCGCCGACAGCCGCGCAAATGGTCTCGATGTTCCAAACCAACAGCGTCGCCATTCGTGCCGAGCGGGTAATCAACTGGATGCGTCGCCGCACGCAATCGGTCGCCTATCTCACCGGCGTCGATTGGGGCGGCCCGGTCAATACGGTGTAAGCTGTTCCTCCCGACTTGTCGGCGGCAAGTCCGCTCTCGCTTGTCGCCGATCTCTTCGAGGTTTTCCCATATGCAGAAACGAATGCTCTCGCTGAAATCGCGGCGGCCGCATCTCTACGGCACGCGGCGGCTCGAGGCCGGCGACGAATATGAGGCGCCGGTCGAGGAAGCAATCGCACTGGTTGCCGAGCGCAAGGCCGATTTCGTCAAGGGCAAACCTGTCTCCCATAGCCTTGGCGAAGGGAGAAAGCCGCCCGCAGCGGAGCCGCCCAAGCCGGCCGAGGTCGTCGAGCTGGCCGAAGCTGTGGCCGAACCGGCGGCATACCATCAGGGAAACCATGAGCAGACCGAGAACGCGCTCGATCGGCTGCGCATCGAGGCGAACAGTCTCGGCATTGCGGTCGACGGCCGCTGGGGCGTGGCGCGGTTGCAGCACGAAATCACAATGGCAAAGCAGCGCTGATGCGTATCCTGGGCTTGCCGATCCCCTTCACCGGCGAAAAGCAAAAACAGCAATCGCTGATGACGCCCGTTGCCGAAGGCCGCGGCGGCTGGTTTCCGATTGTGCGCGAGCCGTTCACCGGTGCCTGGCAGCGTAACATCGTCATCAACAACGATGCGGCCGCGGCGTTTCACGCCGACTTTGCCTGCAAGACGCTGATCGCCCGCGACATCGCTAAGCTGCGCGTCAAGCTCGTCGAGCAGGACGACAACGATATCTGGACCGAGACGACCAACCCGGCATATAGCCCGGTGCTGCGCCAACCCAACAGCTACCAGACCCGCAACCAATTCTGGGAATCCTGGATGCTGTCGAAGCTGTCGCGCGGCAATACCTACGTGCTCAAGGTGCGCGACAATCGCCAGGTCATCACCGATCTACACGTGCTCGATCCGACCCGCGTGCAGCCGCTCATTGCGCTCGATGGCAGCATATTCTATCGGCTGAGCAGCGATTACCTCGCCGGTCTCGATACCGGGATCACCGTGCCGGCGCGGGAAATCATCCATGATCGCTTCAATTGCTTGTTCCATCCGCTGGTCGGAACGCCGCCGGTGTTCGCGAGCGGGCTCGCCTCGATGCTCGGCATCAACGCGCAACAGGCCTCGGCGCTGTTGTTCCAGAACAACTCGACGCCCGGCGGCATTCTCACTGCGCCGGGTGAGGTGAGCGATGTAGAGGAAAAGCGCATCAAGGAAGAATGGGAGCAGCGGTTTTCCAAGGTGAACCTCGGCCGCGTCGCGGTGCTATCCGGCGGCATGACCTATCAGAAAATGCCGCTCACCGCTGTCGAGACGCAAATGATCGATCAGCTCAAATGGTCGGCGGAAACAGTGTGCAGCGTCTATCATGTGCCGCCGTACAAGGTCGGCGTTGACGTGCTGCCACGCGGCTTCACCAATCTGCAGGCACTGAATGTTGAATACTATGCGGAATCGCTGCAGTCGCACATCGAGGAAATCGAGGAATTGCTGGACAGTGCGCTCGGCATTGGCCAGGGCGCGGGGATCGGCACCGAGTTCGATACCGAGAACCTGCTGCGCATGGACTCAATCTCGCTGACCACCGTGGTCAAGGATGCGGTCGGCGCCGGCGTGATGAGCCCGAACGAAGGCCGCGCCAAGTTCGATCTGCAGCCGGTGGCCGGCGGCGATCTGCCGTATCTGCAGCAGCAGAATTACTCGCTTGAAGCGCTGGCCAAGCGCGATGCGCAGGCTGATCCGTTTGCACCGAACACGCCAGCCCAGCCACAACCCGCAGCGGCCGATACCGCGCAGCCGGCGAATCCGCAGGATCAGGGCCAGCCGCCGCAGAAGCTGTTGGCGACTGTGCGCGCCTATCGTGATGCAAAATTGCGAGCAGCGGCATGAGTGATGAAACAAATGTGGCCGAGGTGCTTGGCGAGCTACTCGCTGAGTACGAGCTCAGAATAAGGGACACCATCGCCAAGGCGGCTGTGTTACCGCCGGAACTCGCCGCGCAGCTCGCCAGCGCGGTGCGGCTGTTGCATGAATCGCCGCCGCTCGAGCAGCGCAACGATGCTGCGCGACCCGCCAGGGTCACCCGCATCGAGCGCGACGAGCGCGGCAACTTCGTGCCGGTCTATGACGAATGATCGAACTGTCTGAAACCGCCAGCAATGCCATGCTTGAAACGCTGTCCGAATTGATGGACGGCGGCAGCATTGAGTTGTTGGCAGAATCGGAAAGCGTGCTTGCGGTGTTGCAATTGTCAACGCCGGCGGCAATGCCGGCCAGCAACGGCGAACTCGTGTTCAATGCCATCACTGAGGAAGATGCGGCGCTGGCGCAAGGCGAAGCGGCGAGTGCGCGTGTTCTCACCGCGGATGGTAACGAGGTCTTTTCCTGTGACGTCGGCGACCTGAACAGCGATGCTGAGATCAAGCTCAACAGCACCCGGATTTATCCGGGAAGCCCGGTGCGCCTGAAATCGTTCCGCCTGGCGATGCCATGACGCAACAGGTCATCAATATCGGCTCGGCACCGAACGACGGCACTGGCGATCCGTTGCGCACCTCATTTGATAAAACCAACGAAAACTTCAGTGAACTCTATCAAGGAGCCGGTAGTGCCAACGGGGGTCTGTGGAACTTCGATGCGACCAGCACCGACACCAGCACCGCGCCAGTCTCGGGCCGGTTCAAGACCAACAGTGGCAACTATCGCACTGCTACCCAGATCGCCATTCATGGAACGACGATCCAGGGGGTCGATCGCTCCTATCTGCTGCGCACGCAACTCGCCGGCGATATCATCCAGTGCCAGGATTCGACCAACGCCAGCGCCTGGTGCCGCTATATCCTGCAAGCGACGCCCATCGATAACGGCGGTTGGTTCCAACTAAATGTTGCATCGGAGGTCGACGGCGGCGTTGCGTCCGGCAACAATCAGGAAATTGTAATTGTTTGCACCGCCAATAATGCCGGCGTTTCCGGTGGCGGCAACGTCAGCAATGTCGGCACACCCATCAACGGTCAGCTCGCGCAATGGACCGATGCGACGCATATCCAGGGTATCGATGCGTCAAGCCTGAATTTTGCGCCTATCAACAGCCCGACGTTTACTGGCGATCCCAAAGCGCCAACGCCAACTGCTGGCGACAACGATACAAGTATTGCAACAACCGCATTCGTCACGTCTGCAGTTAATGGTCTCAATATTGGTAATTACGCGCCGATCGCCTCACCAACATTTACTGGCGATCCGAAAGCACCGACACCGACCGCCGGTGATAATGATACAAGCATCGCGACGACCGCCTTCGTCACGTCCGCCGTTAAAACGCCCGGCGGCAGTAGCAACGCCGTTCAGTATAACAACGCCGGCAGCTTCGGTGGCCTCGGCCCGCTGACCAACGGCCAATTGCTGATCGGCTCGACCGGCGCGGCGGCTGTACCAGCGACGCTGACCGCCGGCAGCAACGTCACCATCACCAATGCGGCAGGGGCCGTGACGATTGCCGCCACGGGCGCTGCCAGCGCCGGACCAGCGGACGCCTTCATCGCGACGCTGAGCGCCGACCAGACGGGGGTGGCGGCCAATACTTGGACCAAGGTCAATTTCAACACCAGCGCATACAATCAGAACAACAAATTTAACACCAGCAATGGAAGGTGGACGCCGAGTGCTGGGCCGGTGCAGATAGAGGCGCAATATCAATTTAGTTTGGCTGCTGCGGCTCCCGGATACATCGCTATTTACAAGAATGGAGCATCGTTCAAAGTAGTTCAGATGTTGAATAATCAAAACTTTTTAATTGTTGTTGTGGATAATGCAAATGGTACGGATTATTATGAGTGCTATGCATGGAGCAGTGCCGCCAATACAATTGGCTCTGCGATAAGCGGCACTTTCTTCCAAGGCTTTGCCATCGCGCCGCAGGGCCCGGCGGGTGCCAGCCCGACAATGGCCGGTGTCTGGCCGAAGATGCTGGCGGGCCTGACGCTGTCCAATGACGGCACCACGCCGATAACCGTGATCGACATCGACGCTGGCTCGGCTTGTTCCGATGACAACACCACGATGATGGTGTTGACCGCCGCCAATTTTACCAAGAACTGCAACGCGGCGTGGGCGGTGGGATCAGGCAATGGCGCGCTCGATAGCGGCTCGGCCCTGGCGGCGAGCACGTGGTACCACGTGTTCGTGATTATGCGGACGGACACCGGCGCGGTCGATGTGCTGATCTCGACCAGTGCCACATCGCCGACCATGCCGACGAACTACAGCAAGAAGCGGCGGATTGGGTCGATTAGGACGAATGCCTCGTCGCAGATCTTGGCGTTTACCCAAGTTGGCGACCAGTTTCTGTGGACTTCTCCGATAAATGATCAAAACAACGTAGGCTACAACACAGCGGCAAACGCCTACACAGTAAGTACCCCGCCGGGGATCAAAACAATCGTACAATTTGCGTTTTTCATAGTGGCTACGGCAAACCAGACATATTTTACGTTTCAATCGCCAGACAACACGCTACCTGCGGCGGGCAACCCTGCTGGAAATTATAACGCCGGATTTGCCGCCAGTGCGGGGGTCGGGGCGACTGGCGAATTAAGCCTTCGTACCAATACGACGCCCGCGATTTTACTGGCGGCAAACCAAAGCAGCGCAACAGGTTTGTATATAGACACCAAGGGCTGGACCGACAATCGGGGCAAGTGAGGACACGACATGACCGACGCAACAGGATTTGGATCGCAGTTCGTGCAGAAGGTCCGTGAGCTGATCGATGCCGTCGAGGCGGCGCAACAGATGCACGACCGTCTGCAAGCCGAGCCGAGCTTGGCGGCTGACGTGGCGCAGGCCATGCAAGGCAGCAATCGCGCCGACCTGACCGAGCAGGTGATCACCGACGCGTCCGGCGCCATCTATCAGATCTACTTCGCCTATGGCAGCGGCGACCCATCGCAGAAAAGCCTGCTCTACAAGGTACTGTAACTGGCCTAGTTCGATGACATGGCCGACTATCAAGAAATCGTCCGCGCCAGCAATACGGACTATTCGGCTGATGAAACACAATGGCCGTCTGCCGATGGCGGTCTGCTTGCCAATCTCGTCGAGGTCATCGAGCCGGTCAGCTCCGTCGTCACTGCCGACACGACGGCTTACAGCGCCGACAACACCAATTGGCCGACGGCTGACGGCGGCGAACTCACCGGCGCAACCGATTACACCGATGCCGAGGTCATTCCGGCCACAGCGGTTGGTGGCGGCGGATACTATCCGCCAGCGCGACAACGGCCTCATCCGATCGAGGGCTACGGCTATGGCGCGCTGCCGCCGCTCGAAGGCGACGCCATCGGCTTTGTTGCTGCTGTCGGCGCGGGTCGCGGTCAGTTCCCGCAGTTGCGCGGTGGTGCCACGGGAACTGTCGGCGTTGCCGGTCGCAGCGTCGGGCGACTGGTTCTGCGCGCTACGGCATCTGGCGTCCGCGGCCAGACCGGCGTGGCTGATGCAGTCGTCAAACGACTGTCGGGCACGAGCTCGGGCGCCGTCGCTGTGCGCGGCGCGGGCCGCGGCATTGTGAGATTCACCGCCACCGCAGTTGGGCGGCAGGGCGACGACGAAGCCGCCATGATTGCCTTCCTGTTGGCAGCATAGGCCTTTGGGTATGAGCGATAAACCGACGATCCCTGCGCCGCAATATACGCTCACCGAGGCCATCAGTATTTGCCTCGCCATGTGCCAGCGCGCCTTGGCGATGGCGCGCATGCCAGGCCCGGCCGGAGAACCTGGGTCGGAGGGCAAGTGTGGACAGAAGGGCGACCCCGGCGAAAAGGGCGAGCGCGGCGAACCCGGCAAGCAAGGGCCGCCAGGCGTCGACGGCAAGGATGGCGAGCGCGGTCAAAAAGGTGAGCCCGGGCGCAACGCCACCGACCTGCAATTGCTGCAGGAACAGATCGAGCAGCGCGTCGAGCGCGCTATTGATGCCATGACAGTGACGTCGCCCGATGGCGGCCGGACGATGCGCTGGGAATTCGGCAACAAGGTGCGCGAGATCAAAACGGCCATCGTGCTCGATGCCGGTGTCTGGAAAGAGGGCACGATCTACGTCGCCGGCGACGGCGTATCGCTCGGCGGCTCGTTCTACATCGCGCAGACCACCACGACGGCCAAGCCGCCGACGCAGGACTGGCGATTGGCAATCCGCGCTGGTCGCGATGGCCGCGACTTTCGTCCCGATGAAAAGCGCACAGCCGAACCTATCAAATTCAAGTGAGGCGCATAGCGCCGAACCCCGAAGGGGTCTTTCTTAGAGCCTCGCTCACATGCACCAGATCCTCGAGATCCTCGAAGAGTCGACCGATAGCGCCGGGCCGGATCTGATCAGCCTGGATGACCTCAAGGCTGCGCTCGGCATTGAAGGCAATACCGAGGATGCGGCGCTGCAGTCGGCTATCACGTTTCAATCACGCATCATTGCTGACTATTGCAATCGTCGCTTCGGCATGGCCGAGGCGCTGGAAACCTTCACCTTCGATCCATTTGAAAGTCCGCGCATTAGGGAATCGTTGGTGCTCTCGCTCTATCCGGTGAGCGAGATTTTCGAGGTGTCGATCGCCGGCGCCACGGCGGCCGACGTCCAGTTCGATCCGGCCAGCGGTCGCGTGTGGATCGGGCATCTGTGGAATTACGGTGGCCCATATTACGGCCTGTGGGGGCCCGTCGGCGGCGCGATGAATAGCGTGGCGATCAGCTATTCCGGCGGATACGACTTGCCAGAAGATGCGCCGGCCAGATTGCAGCGCGCCGTGATCGAATGCGTCGCCAGTGTCCGCGCCACCGCTCAGGCCGGCTACCGCGATCCGACGATCCGCGAAGTCCAGCACGGCGATACCCGCATCAGCTACGTGTCGCCATCGTTTGCGTCCGGCGCAATCTCGACTGGACAGCACCTCAGTCCATCGGTCGCCGATCTCATCAAGCCGTACCGGCGCATGTATATCGCATGACTTTCTGGACAGTTCAGCGCGAATGGCCTGGCGAGACCGCATTCATCATTGCTGGCGGGCCATCGGTGCTTGGGCAGAACCTCGAGCTACTGCGTGGGCGCCGTGTCATCGTCATCAATTCCAGCGTTTATCGCGTGCCATGGGCAGACTTCCTGTACTTCGGCGACTGGCGTTGGTGGAACGAGCCGGAAAACAAGGCGGCTGTCGCGGCTTTCAAGGGTCGCGTCGTCACCGTCTCGCGCATGGTCAACGATGCGAAGGTGTTGAACTGCCGTAACGCCAAGCCGCCCGGATTGGAATTGCAGCAAGACAGCCTGGCGCAGAAATGGACCTCGCTGACGGCAGCAACCAACCTCGCCGCGCATCTGATCGGATCGGGCGGCACGATCGTCTGGCTCGGCGCCGATGGCGGCCCGAAAAATGGCCGCAGTCATCATCACAAGCCGCACCGTTGGCCGCAGCGCCCGGATGGTTATGACAAGCAACACGGCGAACTCGTGACCGTCGTGCAATCACTGCAGGCGCTCAAGATCACCGCCTTCAATGCCTCACCGGGAACCGCATGGACCGACCTGCTGCCAGTCGTCAGCCTGCAAGACATATTGTTGAGCGAGCGGCGCGCGGCCTGATCATCCGCGGCATGTGGGGGCTCGGCGATAACTGCTATCAGCGTCCGTTCGTGCGCGCCGCGGCCCAGCAATACGAGGTCTATCTGGAAACGCCATGGCCCGAACTCTATGCCGATCTCGACATCAAGTTCGTGCGCGGGTCGCGCCCGTTGCGTACCCAGCAGAAGAATATCGCCCGGCAACCGGCGCAGCGCTGGGCGCGGCCGCTGGCGCTCAGGGACATCAGGGTCGGCTATCGCGATTTGTCGTCGCGATCGATTATCACCGCGCTCGAGCAGCAATGGGCTTCGCTCCGCGTCGCCTTTGATCCGGCGCTGTTCGATCTGCCGGATATGGGACCGGCGCCGATCATATCCGAGCGGCCGATCGCGGTGGTGCGGCCGGTGACTGTGCGCAGCGAATGGCGCAACGAGGCGCGCAACCCGCTGCCGGAGTATGTGGCGGCATTGGCCGATCACCTGATGGCAACGCACCATATCGTGGCGGTTGCCGATCTGGCACCGAGCCAGGAATGGGCCATCGGTGAACTGCTGCCGGCGCACCGCTATCTGGTGCGGGGCGAACTCGCTGTGCGCGAACTCCTGGCGCTGGTGCGCGACGCCGACATTGTCATCGGCGGCGTTGGCTGGATCGTGCCGGTCGGCCTGGCGCTCAAGACGAGAACCTTCGTCGTGCTCGGCGGCCACGGCGGCCACAATGCGCCGGAAAAAATCACCGATCCACGGCTCGACCTGAGCCGCATCGGCTTTGCAATGCCGGAGAACTTCTGCCGATGCTCGAACATGCTGCACGCCTGCGACAAACGGATAGCGGATCCGGTGGATCAGTTTTGTCGCTGGTCGAGCAATTTGCGCGCCGCCGCCTGACCTGGTGGCCGCAGATCGGCATCGGCTACTATCCGGTCGAGGCCGGCATCGCGCCTTACGATCAGGACTATTTCAATAGCTTCGAGCGCAATGCGCAGACCGATCTCGGCCGTGCGCTGATGCGGGCGCGGTTCGATTTCGTCGAGCAGCATTTTGTCGAAACGCTGATCGATGTCGGCATTGGCTCGGGTGCCTTCATCGAACTGCGGCAAGGGCACGGACGACCGACCTGCGGTTACGACGTCAATCCGGCCGGCGTGCGCTGGCTCAAGGAACGCAACATCCTCGCCGATCCTTACCGCATCGACTTCGACGCCATGAGCTTGTGGGATGTGCTCGAGCATATCCCCGATTTCCGGCCGCTGCTCGCCAACGTCAACGAATGGCTGTTTCTGTCGCTGCCGATCTTTCGTGATGCCGAGCACGCGCTCAAATCAAAGCATTTCAAGCCGGCAGAACATTGCTGGTACTTCACGCACGATGGCTTGCGCTTCGCCATGCATAGCTGCGGTTTTGTCCTGGTGTCGGAAAGCATGATCGAGACCAAGCTCGGCCGCAAGGACATCGGTACGTTCGCATTCCGCAGGTTCCGCGACGATGGACTATAGCGGGCTGCTTTATGATCCGGTCTATGCCGCGCTCGGTGTACCAGCGACGCTATCCATGGGCACGGCGGGCGAGTTTGCTCTGACTGTGATCGATAACACGCGGGCAAAGTCCAATACCACGACCGCAAGCAGCGGCGTCGATGTGCGCAGCGTCAGAGCCGGGGCATTCGTTCGCGTTCCCGAACTGATGCAAAACGGCATTTCTCCCGATCAGTATCGCGGCTCGATCCTCACATTCAACGGCCGCAGTTGGATCGTGCAAAATCACGAAATGAGCGGAAGCCCGAATGGCGAAGATCTCGGGCAAGTGCTGCTGCTGTTGAGGCCGGTTGATGGCTGACGTTCGCGAAGACATCTTGGTGCGACTCGTGGAATTGGCGGGAGCGATCCCCGGCATTCGCCTGGCAGGGCGAGACGAAACCGGTCTTGATGAAACGGACTTGCCGGCCGCCGTCGTGCTCGACGGCGACGAGGAAACCGACGACGTGAGCGATATGTCAATGCGGCCGCCCAACCGGCCGACGCTCGTGCGCATGCACCCGGATATTCTCCTCATTCATCAAAGTGTGAGCGCCGGTTCGGATCTCAACACAATGCGGCGCGAGCTGCTCAAGCTCGTACTCAAGGATACGAACCTGAACGAACAGATCGTGAAAACTGGACGCAACGGCAATGGCGTCATCCGCTATCTCGGATGTGACAGCGGCTTTGTCCAGTTGCGCAATACGCACGGCGGAATGAAAGCGCACTTTCTGTTCAAGTACGCACTCAAACCCGAGGATCTGTGAGCGAAGAAAGGAAAAGCGCCATGCCTACAACACCTAATGTTGCGAACTATCATATCGGCAAGGGTATCGTGTCGTTCAAGGAAACCGGCGGCACAGGCTTCATCGATCTCGGCAACGCGCCGACGTTTGCTTATACGCCGGCGGTGACTAAGCTGGATCATTTCTCATCGCGCGAAGGGGTGCGAACCAAGGACTTCACCGCGGTGACGCAGGTCGGCGCCACGGTCAAGTTCACCCTTGATGAAATCACCGGCTACAATCTCGCATTCTTCGCACTCGCCGAGCAGGGCACCAGCACCAGCGGCGATATCACCTTGAGCGGACTGTCGAAGACGCAATTCACCGGCGAGATCAAGGTCGTGGGCACCAATGAAATCGGCCAGCAGGTTGATTTCACGGCGACCGTCTCATTCGTCCCGTCAGGCGATTTTAACTTCGTCACCGACAAAGATGAGTGGACGGTGATCAATATCGAAGCCGAGGTGCAAAAGGATGCAGGCGGCAACTTCGGTGTTTGGACAATCCGGGACGAAACACCAACGGGGTAAGCAATGGCAGATCTTCTCGATATTGCACCATCAACCGCCGTCGAGGTCGTCAAGATCGACGGTAAGCGCATCATCGTGCATGGCTTGAACGGCAACGCCATTGCGTCCATCGTGGCTCGCTTTCCTGAACTGGGCGCAGCGCTTGGCGGCAATGCCGCCTCAGGTGGGCGAGGATTGATCGAGCGGTTCGGTAACGCAATCGGCCCGATCATCGCCGCCGGCTGTGGCCATCTGGCAGAGGAAAAGTATGAGCAGCATGCGGCTCAACTCCTGCCCGAGCAACAGTTTCAGTTGCTCAAGCCTATCATCGGATTGACCTTCCCAAACGGACTAACCGCCTTCTTCGTGGCAGTGACAGCCGCGCTACAGGAGGCGGGCGGAGAAACAAAACCCGTCAAAGTGCGCTTGCGCAAATCGCCATCGCCGTCACCGACCTCATCCGAAACGGATTCCCGCCCGACTATGCAATGATGCTGACGCCACGACAGATCATGGCCTACCAGGAATTTAACGAATATCTCAAACGCGCAGACTTGGCCGACAGACTGGCGATCAATGCCATCGGTGCCCAAGGCGATAAACAATCAATCGAAAAAACGTTCAAGGACCTGAGCGGTTAAGCCTGTCCATGCAATGAAATTCAAGGCCAAGGTCAATCAGCCGGCGTGGCTGAAATATATTCGCGACAAGCAGCGGCCAGTTGCATCCGCAGCGGTTGCCGCTTTGCGCGAGACCGCAACCGATGCCGTCGAGGAAGGGCGGCAAAACATCGCCGGGGCCGGCCGATTCGGCCCAGCCTGGCAGCAGGGCTTGCAGCGGAAAATCAGCCACGCGACCGACCGTGGCGAACCGTCGCTGCAGGCCAGCGCCATCATCTTTCACAAAATTGGCCTCGCCGGCGTATTCGAAGGCGGCGCCGTCATCGAAGGCAAGCCGCTGCTGTGGATACCAACCAATCCAGGCGATCCGCCGGCCAGCCGGTCGGGCGTAAAGCTCACGTCGGCAATGCTGCACGGGCAACCCGTGCTGTTCGACGCCAATGATCGCGATCGCCATCGCAAGCCGCTCTATGTCGGCGTGCCAGCGGTTCGCATTCCCAAGATGTGGCGCATAACCGAGATCGTCAAGGAACACGCCGCGCACATCGGCGAACTGTTCATCAAGCACTTCAGAGACAGCAACAAGTAGTCGCGCAGCGGCGTCCCGGAGGGACCATGGCTGAAAAAATTTCGGTTGAGATCGCTCTTGACGGCGGCGCTGAAGTTCAGAAGCAGTTGGAGGACCTCGAGAAAAGCGGCACCAAGGCATTCGACAGCATCGGCAAGTCGGCCGACAACATCGATACGTCCGGCGCACAGAAGAAACTGGAGGACCTCGAGAAAAGCGGCACCAAGGCATTCGACAGCATCGGCAAGTCGGCCGACAACATCGATACGTCCGGCGCACAGAAGAAACTGGAGGACCTGGGCAAGACCGGGGTCGAAGCGGTTACAGATATCGATAAGGCGACCAAGGATTTTGAAGGGTTCGATAACCTCGATCCGAAAGACACCAGCAAAAAGCTCGATACGCTGGGAAAGACGGGAACGGGCGCGATTGACGATATCGACAAGCAGATCCAGGCTTTTCCCGGTTACGATGCGCTCGATCCAACGACTCTGATCAATGAATTTACCGAGTTGGATCAGGTTGCGCCGACATCCATCGATGATATTTCAAAAGCCCTTGACGGCGCCGCCGGATGGGAACGGATCGCCGTTGGAATTAACAACCTTGTCGAGACTTTCGAAAAGCTCGGCGGCGCCGTCGAGCATTTCGCGGCCCACATGACCAAGCATATGGGCCTGCTCGGCGGGTTTGCTCGCGCGCTGGGGCCGGTCGGTATTGCCGCCGCCGTCCTCGGCGCGGCCTTCGTCGAATCGGGAATCAAGGGTGTCGAGTCAATCGAGAAAATGCAGATTGCGGCTGCGAAATTGGGCGTGTCGGTCCAGCAAATTCAACAAATGCGGGACGCTCTGGGAAATCTCGGCGTATCGTCAAAGGGCATTGACGAGGTTCTCGACAAGTTGGCGCAGCCGAAATTCGGCCCCGACAAGACGAAGGCCTTGGGGGCTTTTGTCGATGAGCTGGCGCGCATGCCACCCGGCGCCCAGCGCGCGCAATTTGCCTTCAACGAATTGGGCATAGCCGGTCTAAAAATCGATAATACGTTGAAGCAAGTCGGCGGGTCCGCCGCCGCGCTAAGGCAGCAACTGGCGCAGCCGCTGCCGAAGGCGCTCAGCGACGAAGACATAACCAGGAGCAACAACCTGACGGCGGCGTGGAATAGGCTCTCAGCCGCCCGCGAACGGCTCGGCGGCACGATGGCCGCGCCGATCGAAACCAAGGCACTCGATCTCGTCACCGCGGCGGTCGATGCGCTGCGCGAGGACTTGGACAAGCCGGTTTCGTGGGAGAACTTTTTAGACACCACGCCGCTGGTCAACTTCGGCAAGGGTCTTGCCGACATCGGTACAAAGCTCGGTGAAATAGCCGTCAAGGCCGCGCAACAGCAAAGCTGGGACCAA